AAAATGGCAGTAAGATATTGGCAGCTTCTACGTCTGCGAGTGCTGTCCGAGGTATGTCGTTCAACATCCTCTTTCTTGACGAGTTCGCGTTCGTCCCAAATCACGTTGCTGACTCGTTCTTTGCCTCTGTTTATCCTACTATTACTTCTGGTCAAAACACCAAGGTAATTATCGTATCTACTCCTCACGGTATGAATCATTTCTACCGTTTGTGGCATGATGCAGAAAAACAAAAGAATGATTACGTTCCCACAGATGTTCACTGGTCAGAAGTTCCAGGTAGGGATGAAAAGTGGAAAAAGACCACTATCAAAAACACATCAGAAGCACAGTTCAAGGTCGAGTTTGAGTGTGAGTTCCTTGGATCTGTTGATACTCTAATTGCTCCAAGCAAGTTGAGAACATTAGTATATGATAATCCCGAAACAAGAAATGCTGGTCTTGATGTCTACGAATCACCAAAAGAAAATCACGACTATGTGATGACTGTTGACGTTGCTAGAGGAGTTGGTGAAGACTACTCAGCATTTGTTTGTGTAGATATCACAGAGTTCCCTCATAGAGTAGTTGCAAAATATAGGAATAATGATATCAAACCGATGTTATTTCCAAACATCATTTATGAGATAGCAAAAAGTTATAATAGTGCGTATATTTTATGTGAGGTAAATGATATTGGTGATCAGGTTGCAAGTATTCTGCAATATGATCTTGAATATCAAAACCTTTTGATGTGCTCTATGAGAGGTAGAGCAGGACAAATTGTTGGACAAGGGTTCTCGGGTAAAAAGACACAACTTGGTGTCAAGATGAGTAAAACTGTCAAGAAAGTTGGATCTCTAAATCTTAAGACACTTATTGAAGAAGATAAATTAATTTTCAGCGACTATGAAATTATTTCAGAACTGACTACCTTTATCTCAAAGCACAATTCATTTGAGGCGGAAGAGGGATGTAATGATGACCTTGCTATGTGTCTGGTCATTTATGCATGGTTAGTCCAGATGGACTACTTCAAAGAACTTACAGATCAAGATGTTAGAAAGAGATTATACGAAGAACAGAAAAATCAAATTGAACAAGACATGGCTCCGTTTGGATTTTTAAATGATGGATTAGATGAAACTAGTTTTGTAGACGCTGAGGGAGATAGATGGAATGTTGATGAATATGGCGACAGGGCCTACATGTGGGAATATCGGTAATGGATCTAGATGGACAAATTAAACTTGGACATCTTTTACTCCAGGATAGAAAGTGTAGAGTTTGTGGTGAAACAAAAAATTTAATAGAAGGGTTTTATAGAACCAGAAAAGATAGAGGACCTGTTGCGTCATCGTATTCATATGAGTGTAAAGAATGCACTATAAAGAGAATGATAAAAAATAAGAAATCAAATAATACATGGGAGTATCCAGACTGGTAGTTCACGTCATGTTTCCCCTCTGAAAAGTGACTTTTTAATAAATATTTTTAAACATGAGATCACGGAGAAACAAAACATGGCGACTCCTCAATTATCTCCTGGCGTATTAGTCAGGGAGGTTGACCTAACAGTAGGAAGAGCTGATAATGTATTAGATAATATTGGTGCAATTGCTGGACCTTTCCAGATTGGACCCGTTGAAGAACCAATTGATATCACTACTGAGCAAGAACTCATCAATACTTTTGGTAAGCCACTTTCAACCGATACTCAGTATGAGTATTGGATGAGTGCTGCTAACTATCTTTCATATGGTGGAGTCCTCAAGGTAGTAAGAGCAGACGATGATGATCTGAACAACGCCAATGCTGGTGTTAGTCTTGCTTCAACTACCTCGTTGAAAATCAAAAATTATGATGATTACCAAGAAAATTTCAAGACAGGAACAACCTATACTTATGCTGCTAAGAACCCAGGTAAGTGGGGAAATGGATTAAAAGTTTGCTTTATCGATGACTATGCAGACCAAACAGTTGGTATTGCAACCACAAGTCTCGCAAACGCTGGTGCAACAGTTGGTTTCGGTGTAACTGCATCCCTTGATGGTCAGGTAGTTGCTGGATTGGGTACAACCACAGCATTTACCGGATTCCTGAAAGGAATTGTTGTTGGACTTAACACAGATGCAACTGGAGGAAACAGCACGGTCGATGTTAAGATTGTTTCTCGCGTAGAGACTGTTGGTGGTGGATCGACAGAAACTGCTGTTACTTATCAAGAAGGATCTACGACTAGAGCGTTTGGAACATCTCTTGCACTTCACTTTGTTAACAATTCCGGTGTTAGCAGCACAGGTCTCCAAGACACAGTGTTCACTCCAGCAACAGCTGTTGACTGGTATGATCAGCAAACTTTAGGTCTGACAAACGCAACAACTTTCTGGAAGTCGATTGCTCCAAGACCAGTATCTAACGTATATACCACTGATAGAAGTGGCAAGAATGACGGAATGCACGTCGTTGTTGTTGATGATAAAGGAACTCTTACTGGAATTAAGGGTAACATTATTGAAAAGCATGTTAACCTTTCTAAGGCTGGTGACGCTATCTCTAATGTCAATGCTCCACAGAGAATTTACTACAAAGATTATCTGGCAGATTTCTCCGATAACATTTTTGCTGGTTATAACCCATCACAGGGTGATGACACTGTTCACGGAACTTATCCAAGAGCAACTGGATTCTCTACAGACTTTACCGCAGTCACAACTGGAGATGGTCTCTGGGGTCAGGATGCACAAGGAGTCACCTTTGCTGCACTGGGTAATGTAAATTACTCACTCGCGGGTGGAGTTGATTATTCCTCAACTGGTGGAATGAAGGCAGAACTTGCAAAACTGATCACTGCATACGGTCTGTTCTCAAACAAAGATGAGATCGAAGTTGACTACATGATCATGGGTCCTGGTTGTGCCACTGAGGCAGAATCACAAGCAAAAGCAAATTATGTTATCTCTCTTGCAAATGAGAGAAAAGATTGTGTTGCTACCGTTGGTCCACACAGAACTAATCTGGTGGGTCATACTGACACCAATACTCAGACTAATAATCTTGTTAACTACTTTAGTTCACTTTCGTCTTCTTCTTACGCGGTCTTCGATAGTGGATACAAGTATCAGTTCGATAGGTTCAATAACGAATTCCGTTATGTTCCAACGAATGCTGACGTTGCTGGTTTGATGCATCGCACTGCAATCACTGCATATCCTTGGTTCTCACCTGCTGGACAACAGCGTGGTGTTATTAACAATGCTATTAAACTTGCATATAACCCCAATAAGGCACAAAGAGATCGCCTCTATCCTGCAAGAGTTAACTCTTTCATCACCACACCAGGTGTTGGAACTCTTCTCTTCGGTGATAAGACGGCACTTGGATTTGCATCCGCATTTGATAGAATTAACGTTCGTCGTTTGTTCCTTACCATTGAGCAAGCACTTGAAAGAGCAGCACAAGCTCAACTCTTTGAACTCAATGATGAGTTAACGAGAGCAAACTTCAGAAACATCGTTGAACCATACCTCCGCGATGTTCAGGCAAAGAGAGGTCTTTATGGATTCCTCGTTGTTTGTGATACCACCAACAACACTCCTGATGTTATTGATAATAATGAATTTAGAGCAGACATCTTCCTGAAGCCTGCTAAATCAATCAACTACATTACTCTCACGTTTGTTGCCACTAGAACTGGCATCAGTTTTGAGGAAGTAGCTGGTAGAGCTTGATCATAATATCTAAATAACAAAAGGAGGATTTACGAAATGTCTCACTCAATCGAAAAGATTAAATCAACTTTGAAGGGCGGCGGCGCTCGCCCTAATCTATTCCAAGTAAACTTAACTAGTTTTCCTGGTGGAGCAGATTATGATTCAGATGAGTTCTCAATTCTGTGTAAGGCAGCACAGTTACCAGCATCAAACATCGCTTCAATCGATGTTCCTTTTAGAGGAAGAATCTTCAAGGTAGCTGGAGACAGAACTTTTGATACTTGGACCGTAACGGTCATCAATGATAATGACTTTAAAATTCGCACTGCCATGGAAGCATGGATGCAATTTGTTGGTCAATATGCTGATGGATCAGGTGCTACTGATCCTGGAGCGTATCAGCGCACTGCTGATGTTATTCAGTTTGCTAGAAATGCATCTGCACTGAGCAAAGTAGATACTGAAGGTTTAGCTGCTGCTAAGCAATATAGATTCTATGGTATCTTCCCAACAAACATTAGTGCTATTGATCTTTCATATGATACTGGTGATACCATTGAAGAATTCACTGTTGAATTCCAAGTACAGTATTGGGCACCAGCTGATCTTGGAGCAGGCGAAACCAATCCCGGATCCGCTTGATTTGATCAGATAAATAGATCAGACTAAAGTTAACTTGTAATAATGTCAAAATTGTTTGGGTTCTCTATTGAGGACACAGAACCACTATCTCCAAGTGCAGTCAGTCCTGTCCCTCCTAATAACGAGGATGGGGCTGACCACTATATGAGTAGTGGTTTTTTTGGTTCTTATGTAGACATTGAAGGTGTATTCCGCACCGAGTTTGATTTAATCAAACGATATCGTGAAATGGCACTTCATCCCGAAGCGGATAGTGCTATTGAAGATATTGTAAATGAAGCTATCGTATCTGATAGTAATGATAGTCCTGTAGAAATTGAACTATCAAATTTAAATGCTAGCGATGGTATTAAAACAAAAATTCGTAAAGAGTTTAAGTATATCTTAGATTTATTGGATTTTGATAAAAAAGCACATGAGATATATCGTAACTGGTATATTGATGGACGTATCTATTATCATAAAATTATTGATTTAAAAAATCCTCAAGAAGGTATTCAAGAGTTGCGTTATATTGACGCAATGAAAATGCGTTATATTAGACAACAAAAGAAAAAGCCAGGGGATCAAGGCAGAGCAGTAGCACAGATTAAGAGTGATAATCCTATGGATTATGACTTCCCCGAAATTGAAGAGTATTTCATTTATAATCCAAAATCAGTATATCCAACTGGCAACCCAATGCAAACGGGTGCTGGTCAAGGAATTAAAATCGCAAGAGATGCAGTCACCTATTGCACATCTGGTCTTGTAGACCGTAACAAAGGGACTACTCTTTCGTATCTTCATAAAGCAATTAAGTCCATCAATCAACTTAGAATGATTGAGGATTCACTGGTCATCTATAGATTGTCCCGTGCTCCAGAGCGTAGAATTTTCTACATCGATGTTGGTAATCTGCCTAAGCAAAAAGCAGAGCAATACTTACGTGATGTGATGATGCGTTATCGCAACAAACTTGTATACGATGCAAACACAGGAGAAATCCGTGATGACAAAAAGTACATGGCAATGCTTGAGGACTTCTGGCTCCCAAGACGTGAAGGTGGAAGAGGAACAGAAATCTCCACTCTCCCAGGAGGACAAAA